AAGACTCGCCAACGCCTTCGCTTCATAACGGTCACCGGCTTTTGAATCACCGCCCACCAGGGCAGCAGTGCCGCGAATGATCCCGGCGCGTTTCTTGATTTTCTTTACCGCATCGGTGAGCGAGTTTGAGGAACTTTTAAGTCGTTGCTCAGAAGGAAACGCTGAAGCGGTTTGTCTTGTGCTTTGCCTCGCGCCTTGGGTTCCCATCATGGTCGGAGAGATACCCATCTGCTCGTAAGCACCTCCGGGCAGCGGTGTCGTGCCAAACATCCCGCCTGGACCGTATCGTTCTTCTGCTGCTGCTGGCGTCAAGCCAGGGCCGTAGTCCAACGGTGTCGGCTGTATCGCCGGAAGGGGTGTTGGTATTTCGGGTTCTGGAAGGGGCGCGGCTTGCTCTAGGGCGTTATTTCTGAACTGATCTTGGATCACCGCCGCTCTGGCTTCTCGCTCTACCTCCGCTGAACGCATATTGGCTAAGTCGTTTCCGGTTCTTAGGGCAGCTCTGCTGTTAAGAGCACTAGTGAGATTCTGTCCTGGAAATTGATTTGCGAACGCAAGCGCCTCGGCATTATTCGCGTCCACGATGTCCTGACCAGGCAATCTTGCCGGATCTGCAATAACGTGACCGGCTGACTGAACCGGACTACTTTGAATAGTCTGTGGTCTCTGTGCCATCGCGTTGTAGCGGGCAGCAGATAAGTTCATTATGCTATTGCGCTTTGCGCTCAGGGCAGCTTGAAGCCGCATCTTGCGGCGTTCATCTGCGCGGAATTGTTCTGCTGTTTGCGCCATTAGAATATGCTCCCTTGACGGCGGCGAAAGCCCTCAATCGGATGCCCCAGGGTTTCTCCATAGGCACTAGGGGCTGCCGGTTTTACCCAGGCCGATTGCGGTTGAGCTTCAACTGGCCTGACAGTCCTTGCGCCGAAAGATCCACCACTCGCTCCTCCAGGCTGATCTGCTGCCGCATACCCGGCGGCAAGATCGTTGTTCGCCCAGGCTTCGCCTAACGCCTCTTGAAAGTCATCATCTTGCCAATCAAATGGAAGAGTTGAAGTGCCTCTTTGCCAGGTTCTCGGGTCAACTCCTGTACCAGCTCCGGGGCCGCCAGCAGCAGCCGCGAGTCCAGGATCAACGCCAGCCCACGGATTTGCGCTCGGGATCTTTTTCAAAAACGCAGATGGACCAAATAGAGAAGGATGTGCCATTACAACGCTCCGTAATTAACGTGTTTGACGCCGCCAATGGTTACCACGGCATCGGGTCTTACTTGTTCAACCTCCTGGGCCATCACTCCGCGTCTGGGCGTTGAATCACCAATGTAGTTGTAGGCGTAGACCTGAAGCCCTCGCCACTTCATGCCTTCAGGCACGATGTTCTCTTTGATGCGGATGTCGGAACCCATGAATGGCGCAGCAATAGACGCGATCTGTCCAATCGTTTGTAGACCGCTTGGCCCAGGAGTGGTTTGCGTAGTCGTGCCACCGTAGTTGCCCTGTACCATCGCCATGTAGTTCTGGAGCGCCTGTTGCGGGGCAGTGCTCTCGTACTGATGACGCGCCATATCCCTGTTGATGGTCTCTTGTGTCATTGCCCTTCTTGCGGCTCCGACATCGCCCATCGCTGACGCCATGCCCAGCGGAGCTGACATAATCGACGGGTAGGTTTGAGCAAAACTGAGCGCACGGTCCTGAGCAGCCTGTTGCGCTCCGTAGGTCATTTCTGCCGCTTTGTTCAGCATTTGCTGGTTCGCGGAGGCGATAGCATTTGCTTGAACAATGTCGCCCCTGGAGCCGCCACCCGGCTGGTACTCGACGAGGTTCTGCCGAATACCCGGCAAGACGTTTGCCTCCAGTTGATTCTTCATCTGGCTGCCCAAGGCAGCCATCATGGGGTTAAAGGACGCTGTGTCGATCTGTCCGGATAGCCCCTTGAGTAGACGATCCTCTGCCCCCGCTTGCTGCGCGGCGGCTCTCGGTCCCATTGCGTAGCCCAGGACATTATGCTGTGCAGCGGTCTGTGCTGGGTCGAATCCGGCTAACGTATCCTTGCTGTAATAGGAAGGAGCGCCACGGTCGTAAAGCCGTCTTGCCTCGTCAAATCCAGCGGTCAGATATGGGATCTGTTCTTCCCAGGGAGCCGATTCGCTTGTACTAACTCTTGTGCCACCGCCCATAATTTATTCCTCTATCTTCTTGAATGTCCGGGGCCGCCGAAATCCCCACCAGGCCCAGCATGGCCTGGGTCACCACCAAATGAGCCGCCACTGGATGAGCCGCTGCTTCCGCTTTTTGCCTGTGCCGCTTTTTCAGCCGCCGCTATTAAACCAATCATATCTTGCCTTGCTTTATTAGCCGCTATGTCTTGGGTCAACGTGTTTTGAGATGCAAAACCTTGTCCAATCGTAATGTCAGATGGGAACAGGCCAAGCGTTTCCGCTGCTTGAGCGTTTGCTCTAGCCATCATTGCTCTTGCTTGTTCTTGTTGATAATCACTACCAGCAATTGCAACTTGTTTTTCAGCCTTGGCTATAGCGGCTAACGCTTCTTGCCTTGCTTTATTCGCGGCAATGTCTTGGGCTAAGGTTGGTGTTGATACGAATCCTTGTGCAATCGCGACATCTGATGGAAACGAGATTGTCGAAAAATGGGGAGCAGCCGAAGTCGCGGGAACACTTGTATCGTGCCGAGTCTGGGTATCCGAATCCGCACCACCACCGCCATCAGGTCGATCAGGCCCACCTCGATCTTCCGGGTTCCTTGGATCACCTTGCGGGTATCCCGCTGAACCAACAGGAACCGAAGACGAAGACGAAGAAGGAGAGTGTGATTCAACGCTTAACATTCCCGTGGGAATGAAGTGGCCGCCACCGCCCGTGCCTATCGATAGGCCGCCTCCACCCCCGCCAGAGGCGTAAAGCATCGGCGGTTGGTAGTTCCAGATGCTATCCGGGATTCCCTGGGAGTTGATGTCAGCCTGATAGAGGATTCCCTTGTTTACTGCCAAGGGGCTACCGGCTGGCATAATCGCTGAATAATCTTGAGCTGTGCGTGGTGTGAATGCTTGAACCCGCTGCGGATAGTAAGGGTTCCCCGGTCCTATCCCCGACGAGCCACCGCCTCCCCCTTCGCCCTCTCCAGAGGCTCCAGAGATAAACGAGTCAAAACTTGTTCCACCACTATCTCCAAAGTAGGCTTCGTATTCGGGACTGCCGGGGACTACCTTTGTTCCACCCGCGCCATAAGTGCCAGCGTACAGTTCAGCATCTTCAGCGGCGTGAGCGCGGCCAAAGGCTGACTTGCTAGTCGCACCTTTGTCGATCCAGTATTTTGAATCCCAAGCGGTAGGATCGGACTCAATCTTTGACCATGCCGCTGCAAGATCGGGACGCGAATCAACATAACTTTCAAAATCTGATGAAGAGTATTCACCCGCGCCGAACTTTGCGTACTTTTCTGCTGTGCTGCCAGATCCACCAGCCATTATTGCGTCCTCAGTTTTTTCGTGTACACGATATAAGAGTCATTCCAATCAGTGAGTATTTTTTTCCATCCCTTTCTTCCCCAGGCTTCCAACGACTCACACCCAACGGTGAGTGCAAACTCTTCTACTTTGGGAAGGAAACGAAACCATCTATCCATATCCGCGCCGCCAATCGCAATAATGCGAAGGACTTTCTTTCGTGGATACGGGATTATTTGTGTCACCATCGCGGCGATCACTTTCTTCTGCCGAACTGCAACCCAGAGCTGCATATCGGCTAACTTCAGAAACTCTAAAAAGTCTTCCGTGGTCAGCTCACCCTCAGAATGAGGTTGGGCTTTTTCAAGGAAGTCGGAAACGTGGGGCCAGAAATGCGGTACATCACCAGGCGCAATTAGCGAAACTAGAGTTTCGTCCAACTGGACCCGTTATAAAAATAGATGCCCACACCACCGCCAGGATTCCAATCGCTGCCGTCAGCGTATTCCAGTTGCCCGTTGCGCGGTTTATCTGGCTCTGCAAAAGCCTCTTCCAAACGGAGTTTTGAAAGGTTGAATACCACTTCACCCAACCTGTTCAATTCATTCGTTAGATAGATCGGAAGGTCTTGAGGGTTGACTGGTGGCGGTCCCGGCTGATACCGGGTAACAGATTTAAACTTCTTACTGTCAGCTATAGCCACGGCTGCCTCTTCGACCGGCGTTCTCTAACTCAAATGTTAACCCCGAAAGTTTCCAATGAGTATCTGCGCTGCTTTCAATTTTGACCCCGTACAACTTTCCTGTGGCACGGCATGATACTTTAGACATCGTGTCAGGATTGAAGGCGAACGGACCTTTCCAACTAACGCCCTCCTCCGTAGACATCTGGGTTCCTACGTAAACGTCCACGGTATCGGTGTTCAGGATTTCCATCTTCGGCCATATAGCGTTAATGCGTTTAACTGTCGATTGATCGGGCGCTCCTTCGGCGGTCATCGATAATCCAGTGCGCTCAATAAAAGCCGTCATGTTCGCCGTGTTCTCCTTGTTCCCGCTACCATCTCGATAAATCTTTGTGGTCACGGGAGAAGCAAACACCAATACATCCTCAAACTTGTCAAAAGAACTCGCCCAACGCCCGTCTGCTTCGTCCCACGCGCCTGTCGCTGCTGCCCAGGTGCTAAACGTAGTGGGATCATCCACAACGCCGGGGGTAATGTGTGACAGCTCCGGCAAATCGCGAATCGTAAATGCCCTCGTCGTGTAGTTGAACACGACAGCTTTGTCGATCTGGTTGTTTGTTGAGTCAGCAGAGACAAAGCAAGACAATATCTCATTGCGACCGTAATCAGTCACAACAAACGAGCGGTCTGCATACTCTCCATCGATCACGTTAAACATCCAATCCTTCAGCTCTGTGGGAAGAATCGGAGTAACTCGTTGACCGTCGTTAATATACAGATCGTCAACGCCGAGAATGAAGTGACCTCCTGGAAACTCAGCGACACAGTTTTTCGCCATGATCCCAATCGGCGCAACCTTTCGGAATGAGAAGATGAAAGGCGTACCAACGTAGGACATTCCATAGACCGAGCCTGAGAGATAGATCTGGAACGTGTCTCCGAGCTGAAGACCGTCGCGAATTACCTCCCCGGAGGAGTCGTTCAGTGGGTACTCACCAGCATCATTCGTGGAACTGGTTTCATCCCATGATCCTGGGACAGTCTGCGTAGCCGCTTCAGTAGACCACTTCACCAAGACCGGGTAGTTGACTGAAGATTTCGAGACATTCAGCGAGACCAGGAAGGACTTAAACGCCTTCATCACTCGACACTCGGTCGAGGCAGGCCAGTTCGTTAAGTCGGCCATCTTCGTGGAGGTAGATGGCAACCCGGAGGTCAACGCCCAAAACTGCGGATCATCGTTGGGGTTCACCATGATCAGAACCCCGCCCAGAATCGTCGATGACCAACCCTCGGCTGCGGTCGCGGAGTAATCCCCGCTCGTCCGTGTTATGTCTGACCAGGAGCTGCCGTTGTGAACGTAGATCTTGGCAAGGCCGCCGACAATAAAATATTTACTGGTTCCCGCCTCCAGGTAAGTAATGTAATAAGGCGCGACCGGGCAAGTCGCCATAACTTCAGCATAGCCTGGGATCTTCTCAATCGAGCCATGCCAAGCGCGTACATTGTTCCCGTCTGACCAAGCGTTTTGAGGAAGCTGCCAGGGAGGAATATCCTTCCAGATGCCGACCTCACCGACATTTTCCATCGGAATCAAAGCCATTAAAGATACCTAACGTGGTACGGATCAACCTTTGCATCAGGTGCTTCAGGCCAGCCCCAATATGTTTTGTCTACGGTACGATTAACTGTCTCAGTCTCTGGCCCAATCGTTTCTACGCCTTCAGAGTCATACGTTGATACTTTACGTTCCTCCTGCACCTCATGGTTCTGGAAGTTCTTTACTGCCGCAACAGATGCAAAGGCTTCTACACCTGACTCAAGGCTATTACCGTGAGCGCGTACTTCGTTGCGGTAAGTCTTCCAATCATCGCTGACAGCAGTACCACCATCAGCCTCACGGATTACACGCCAATCAGAAGGTGCTAGAACTGAGCCAACATTGGCCCTGATCTTCCCAATCACCTCAGTCTTGAGAGATGCCACATCCTTCTCTGTACTGGCGTAGGAGATGACATACTCTCCGTCAGTGAAGGTATAGGACTCTGCGCCAGTATTCCAGTAGCGGCTATCAGGAGTCTCTACACGCGCAGGATAGATACCAATGTCTGCTAGTTCCTCT